TCGGAAGTACTCAGGTTTGAACATTATCATATAATCAAATAAATGTTGGTGCCAGAACCCATTGCTGTCTACTGATGGTTCTTCTTTGAATGACCCTCTTTCGAATCGTTCTTTACATATCCACCATGGGTCATCAGGGTTGACCTGTAACTCAAACCCTACTACTGTACCATTGGCGGCAATGTCTATGTACTTCTGGTAATCGAAATCATATGTCAACAAAGCATCCCATCTGAGTCTAATGTATAGATCTGGTACATCTGTAATAGTGTTGATAAGATCACATGTTGACATGATCTGCATTGCTCTGAAATTAGACGATCTGGTTTGTGGTTGTTTACCACCATGTCTTCGAACCTGTTCGTTCCATCTAGGAGTATCAACAAATTTCTTTAGGATCTTGTAGGGGTTGTAGACTTTTGGTTCACGAGTAAGAACCACTTGGTTTCGTGCACGTGTCATCAATATACCGCGAGGTACTAGTTTATCGAGCATCACGGGCTTGCTCCACGTGTGATACCGGACTGTTACCGTGTGATCTTCCAATGACGCAAAAAGTTTATCCACTCTATAGAGCACATCGATCATTTTAGACCACTCTATGTTAGCAGGAAATTGTCCTGTCATCAGTACATCTATCTTCATCTATAATCTTCCAAAGAAAATGCAGTTCCATGCATCTTCATCAAATCTCTTTCATGATTAGTATACACCAGAACTTCAGTATCGTCAACTAGAAAATCGCAATCACCACAATAGTCAGTATAGTTACCAGATCGATGAGACTCACGGAGTGCTTCGTAGAGTTCTCCTTCGACGATTTCTTGGATGGTGTTTTCGCTGGTGTGTCCGAGGACTGCTTCTTCGTCTCGCCCGAGGACTTGACAACACGGATGAACAGCACCTCTTTGACCATCAAGACCACCAGCACGAATAACGACATCAGGGCTAAAAGGTCGCCCACAGGTTTTTACCGCACCCTTGCGTTGATTAGCACCAACGTCATAAGCACCAGACCAATTGTGCATCTTCCAGATCTCAGTCTTGACATCCAGTGCTTTGACAATTTGTTTGTAGTGTTCGAGTTCATGGTCTATGTTGTCGTTATCGGTTATGAGGTGATACGTAGCAACAACACAATCAGATTTACTATCGATGACATACTCACGCATGGACTTGACCTTATCCCATGTGCTCATAAATGTACCACCAATCCTATTGTACATCCACTTATCGTATTGTTTCCAATCATAACCAATCCATGAGAACCGATAGAAGTCTAACCCTGCATCAACACAGTCCATCATGAACTGCCCTTCCATACGATAACCATTGGAGAAGATAAATGCCTTTGCACCATACTTCTTCACGATCTCAATGTATTTAGGTAGATTGCGGTTGAGTGTTGCTTCACCCGAACCATCGAGGTTGACTACACGGAGACCATGCTGTGCACAGTCTGCCACGTTATCCTCAAACTCTTTGAGTGTCATCTTCTTGAGGAAGTCTTTGTGTCGTCCACCGGTACGTGTGTCTTGGGGACACATACTGCACGAGTAGTTACAACCACCGTTGACTTCAATTACTGCTCTATCAATTTTCAATTATATGATCCACTTTGCTTATGTACTTTTTACAGTTTGCATCTAATCTGTGTAGGTTATTATCTATGTCAGCAATAAAATCATGAAACCCTATTTTCCTGTTCTTGTCTTTGGCAGGAGAATAGAAAGGCATTGCTTGCGGGTCATGCATTTGAACGATGTTGTTGTCACCGGTGATGATAGTGGGTTTGTATAGCATCCTAGCAAGGTAATGCCACATGCCATCGTACCCCATGACAAACCTTGATGTTTGTATATGATAGAATGCTTCGCGTATGGGTGTACGATAGTCTAGTTCAATAACATCATAACCCTGTGATCTTACAGAATCAACCGCAACATCCCAATCCTCATTACTATATCGGATCTTCCACCCGTTAGGAATTTCTGCATTGAACTTGAATCTCCACACTGCCACCTTCTTTAGCAAGGTTGCATGGGTATATAAGTGTGGTTTGAATTTCCACGAGCACAACCCTTTCGTTATATTTTTACCAGATTCGGTATCGGTTCTTTCTATGTTGTGCGTCATATCACTACCGAACATCTTCTTGACTTGGAAGTCATAGACATGCTCATATGATAGTAAATGATTTTTATGTAAACGAGCGTAAAACCAATCTATCTTTTCGAAAATAGATTCTGGGTCTTCGAAGTGATGTTGGTATAGAGCATCATGATCCCAATAGAATATGAGATTGATTTTGGTTTTTAGTAAATTCGCTATGTATATTGCAGATGACATAGTGTACATAAAGTCACCTGCACCCGGTGTACCCCTTGCTAGTATATCCGATCCTTTCATTGTCCACTCTATGTTCAGATAAGGATCTACAAAGGACACTGCTGTTAGGTGCCGGTTTTCAAATAACACATATTACTCAATAATTATATTTACGTTCTATCTCTTTCAACAACACCTTTTCGTTGTTGAATTCTTTATCTACTGCTTTAGGTGAACGTTTTTCTGATCTATATTTGTCTTTGCTACGTTTTTTATTACGTGCATCAAATTTACCATACTTAGCCATGTTATTACTTACCTTGTCCTCTATACTTCTTGTAATTTGCTTTCTTTCTCTTATTCATAGAGGACGTGCTTAAATGCCCTCTACCAATAGAAGTACCTTTTGGTTTGTGTTCCACTTTATTAGTACTAATGCTCTGTGCCATTAGATACTCTCCAACCTAACCATCAAACGTTCAGCACGATTGGTCACTTGCTTGTGCCATCGTGAGTCACGCCCTTCAACTGCTGCTTCCTTCCAATCATTAGCAAGGAGTGCTGCATTGAATTTCTTGAACTTAGACAATCGAGGTCTGCCCATGTTGAACATCATGTTGACCACGACCTGCTTGACGGTCTCGGGAAACTCTTCAAAGACCCCTTTGCCGTATAACACATGACACTCACTGATTGAGGTGTCAAGGTCTTTTTCGAAGCATTCCCATACTCTCTCTTCGGAGATTGATGTTCCGAACTCTTGTCCCCATTCGGTATCTTCATTGGTAACAAGATGCCCCACCCCAAACGTGTGGTATCCGAGGTGATCTGCGTAAATCTCATACTTGACACCCTCGTCAATCTTTAGTGTTTCAAAAATCTCTTCTCTGTTCATTTTAATCCCTCCAATGTTGCGATCAGTTCGTCATACTTTGCGATCTGTTCTAGTTCTTTTTCTAACGTTTCCATGAAGTCACCATGTTCTGCTACACCCACAGGGTTCGCTAGGAATGTTTCCCAGTTGACTACATGGTATGCTCGTTTGCCTTCTAGATACTGCTGCATTGCTTCCTTAATATGTAGAGTCATTTAATTCCCATCCATTCTTTTGTCATTATGTAGTCACGAACAAAGTCCGACCTTACAATGTCTTCCCACCCAAACTGCACATGAGTAAAACTTTTCATGTTGTCTAGGATACTTAGAAACTGGTTTACTCCGCTCTTATCTTTCTCTTGTTTGAAATCGCTTTGATAGTAATCACCACAGAATACGATCTTGGTTGCTTGACCCACTCGTGTGATAACAGAATCTAACTCATGAAAGTTTAGGTTTTGCATTTCATCTACGAGAATAATACTGCTATCATACGTCACACCTCTTATGTATGAGGTTGACTCAAACGTGATATAATTGTTATGTACCAATTTGTCATATGCTTTTGGGTCGTTGAATAACTCAGTAGCAGCAGCACGATATGGTCCTGTGTATGCGTTGAGTTTCTCTTCAATAGTACCAGGCAAGTAACCCATCTCTCGGGTAGGTACAACGCTCCGAATGATATGTAATGTCTCAAATGGTGTGCTCTTATCCATCACTTCTTCAAGAGCAAGATACATGGCAAGAAACGTCTTACCTGTGCCAGCAGTACCAGTGAGTGCAAGATGATCACCATCACGCCAACCCTGCCATGCATCCTCTTGATGCGGAGTGATAGGTGCGATAGTTTCCATTTGATCCAGACGAATTTTCATGTCTGGCATGGCAGTCCTCATAGGAGGCATTTGTTGCGATTGCTGCTTTCTCATAATTTTATAGTATTTTCAGCAAGACCATGCTTACGTCTTTGGGCAGCAGATAAACCACTGCTTTCTCCAATAGACGTTTCGGATTTCATTTTTTTCAACAGATCTTTCCAATCACCCGAGGTTTTATTGATGATATTACCTGTGTGAGTTACCATAGCAGTTGGTGAAAGGATCTTTTGTTCCCATTCTCCACTAGCAAGCAGTTCTTCTTTCTTAGCGATAGAAATAAACATCTCTTTTATTTCACCGGTCTTAATATTCTTCATATCATATGTTGGCATTTTATAACATCCTAAAATGGATCCCCCAAAATTAGGGGATCCGGTTAGATAAGGATCACCCCCTTGTGACTTGATTGATAGCAGCATCTAAAAATGCTTGTTTTTTTATCATCTTATACGCTGCTTCTTCTTTCCCCTTTTTATTTAACTTGTGAATATAATGTCCAAGTTCCCTAGAGTCTTTTTTAAGTCGTTCTATTTGGTTTACCACCATAGGCAAGTCTCCTTGTTATCGATTTGGGTTATATTAGTTCACATAATAATTATGGGATTAAGTCGGGTAGTGCCTCCTGTACTATCTTTTTAGTTAATCCTTTCGCGGGTGGTTTTTTATTGATCATCGAAACTAAAATTACTGCATCTCGACAATCAATGGATTCAAGGACATCACAGAACATTCGCTCGCGCTTTACAGACAACAAGTTTTCGCTTGTGGGAAGACCTTTTACAAAATATTTGAAGTCTAAGTGTTTTTTTAGAAGAGTAGCAGGGGTGGGTGCACCCTCTGGTTGTGGAGTATACGGAACAGCACCGCCGGGCAGATTCCACTGAACACGATCATCAAACGTGCCTTGCAGAACATCTCGCATTGCCCAATGCCTTTCATTGGATTTTAGAATCTCTATTCGTTCTTTACGAGTCTTGGCGTTCTCGAACTCTTCGAAAACTTCCCATACATCATGACTGACTTTGTTAGTTGGCATTATAATTTACTCACATTCAATATAATAGTTTATAGAGTAACCCATTTTACTCTACGTGTCAAGTATTATTTAGATAGGCAGTTTCTGTTGTACTGCTCGACCCTTCTTCTGACTAGCAATCCACGCTCTAGCATCTTTTGACTCAGGTGGTTTGTTAGTAAACTTCACCGCGTCTTTATATGCTCGTAACGTCTCTTTCTTGTAGTCCTTGCCGTCAGAGTTATCGACTACTAAAAAGTTTCTCTTACCAAAGATGTTCTGCAACAGACCAACGTTCTGTTGGATAGTGTCCCACATCTTAGCAACCTCTGCGTCAGGTAGTGAGCGTTCACGGTCACGGTTGCGTTGCAGTGCGGTTTCTTTGTCGGTGTTTACGAATATCATTGCGACATCGTAACCCATCTTCTTCATCATCTTTGCTTGTTGCGCCACCTTCGCATGATCACGACCTGTGCCATCAATAACAAGACCTAAACGACCTTTGAGATAGAGTTCTTGTTTCTTACCAGTGAGAGTCTTGGCACGACCACGTAGCTCTTGCCCTTTGTCAGAGAAAATACCTTCGGGGTCTAATGCGATACCGGCTTTCTTCATGGAGTTTTCAAATGCATCGTCAGAGTTGACAACGCGATATCCCAGTGCTGGTAACCCAGTCTTACCTGCGATGAATGATTTGCCACTGCCAGGACCACCGGCGAGAAAGATTGCTTTGAAGATTGCGGGGTCGTTGACACCTTCGGAGAGGTGTTGTCTAAATCTAATCATAGTTTCAAATGCTTACTGTGAATTTTACAACCGATGAACTCATTGTAGTAGTCATCCCGTAGTAATACGTCATTATCAAATTGTGCCTTTGCTTCGTAGTAAGAACACTCGCCCTTACTCTTGCACAATCTCAGTATTACTCTATTATATAGGCTTTCGCCGCTCGCAACACGCTCTTTTAGAACCTCACTTGATCCATGGTATGTACGCCAATCACTCTCTACGAGCGTCTTCTTGCGTCTCTTCCGTGTTTTGGTGACTGGTAAGATCTTACTACGCCAGAACCCTTTCTTTCCTATGTATTTTATACCAGTGTCAACCTCTTCAACTTCATATACAAATCCATGATAACCTTCTAGTTCTTCAACATCAGGATCAAAAGGTTTTTGGTTGTATGTCCATGTCATGGTTTTTTTTGTATCAAATAATTTCCGTTTGCGTTGTGATATAAAACCCCACCCGCTGCCGAATAATATAATTGATCGATCTCCTCTAGTATTCTTATCATACTATGTATGTCGTTAGTATACATCGGTTTATGGTACACACATAGGTGATAACGACCATCGTCTGAAACCGTTAGTCCTCTATCTAGTACATCGTACCAGAAACTTCCGGGCGGTGTGATAAATGCCCATGTTTGTGATAATGCACTAAGGTGTTTTATAAGTGCGAGTTCATGGGGTTGAATATGGACTAGTTCGCCATTATGTCCTTGACCAGTCGTTGCTACTTCGTCCAACACATGCGGTTGAAAGAATGTCATGGTATTTTGATACCAATAATCTTTCGTGTGGGCCATTGGTTTAGTGATCATACCAAAAAACATACCACGATTTCCTAGAGTGCCTTGTCCTATTTCCAAATTACCAGAGATGTTTCCGAAGACTTTGTTTGGTAGTGATTTAGAAATATGGTCGGTTGTTACCCGTCTGCACATGTAATCCGGAAGAGAATGCATAATATCACCTAATTTAGGTGCTTCTACAGAAGTCAGTCCATTGTATGGATTTTTAGGCAGTACTGATTTAGAGTGTTCTTGACATAAGAATCCGATAGAGGGGTCTGATGGATTAGGACACACATATGTTCTGCTGCTTATTTTATTTCTAAAATGCTGTGTCAGAAATAAATTGGTTGCTAATTTACCGGTAAAAATATAGGGTTGTACACAAGGTTTCTCACCCAACATTTTATTTTCTATAAAATCTATTAGTGTTGTCTGAACCAACTTGCAGTATCGTGCTCTCTCACTGAACAGCATGTTAGATATTCTTTCAAGAGGTGGTTCCCGATGAAAATCCACAAAAGGTTCATTTATTTTGATATGGTTAGGATATAACACAGACATCTCACCTAACGCTCGGTAAGGATCTTTGACACCAGGAGCGATGATTCTCATAATACTTTCAACCCAGTGTGCTACATTTACTCTCCAGTTATAGGTCCGCCCCAGTTGCCGAGACTCGAAATTAGTTAAACTAAGACACTCATCTAAACATATTATAACGCCATTACCATAAGGAGACTGAACAGCAGCAGAAATAGTCAGTGCCATTATCCTGTCTATTTTTGGAACAATATTGGATTCTATATTTTTAGGGCAAAACTCTTTTGGATAAAATATCCATTTATTTTCCTCAGAGGAATAACCAGCATAGGACTGATCAGATTCAGCAACCTTCATGAGAATAGTTGCAACTCGTGTCTGTTTAGAAACACTATATGGTCTAAATCTGTTTCATCAAGTATTTTTTTGGCAGTTGGCCAATCATTTAGAATGGGTTTACCCTGAACATTGAACGAGGTGTTCAACAAAACATTTTCATGATGATTCAGTATTGAATATAGTAACGGGTTCGAGTGTGCCGTTACTGTCTGTAACCTAGCGGTACCGTCTACATGTGTGATAGAAGGAAACGTGTCTTTGTACTGTTCTTTCACATCTACTACGAAAGACATATGTTCTAGGTTATCAAAAGTTTTAGCAGAGAACCATTTGGGTGCATCTTCCAACCTGCATACCGGAGCAAAAGGACGATACCATTCACGGTTTTTTATATTAGAGTTTATCTTATCCCTCATGTCGGGAAATTCTGGATTGCACAAAATAGAACGGTTACCCAATGCTCTTGGTCCATTTTCAATATTGCCCTGAATCAACCCGATGATCTTGCCTTCTTTGAGGAGATCCGCAATTTCTTTAGATGTTACAGTTCGAGAGTTAGGTATATCTAAACCAAGACCCTTAGTATTGAACGGTATACCGCTTATCCTTCTTGAAGGTCTGTTGTTATGATCGTATCCTTTCCATCCTAACTGTTTAGCTTTCCATACTGATAGACCAAAACTCAAACCACCGTCAGCGGGATCTGGTGGCACAAATACATTGAACTCGTTCTTCTCTCGAACATATGCATTAGTAACCACATTGAGAGCAGTGCCTCCTGCGATAATAATATTATTATCTGCACTTTTTATTTTTGCTGCTAGTTTACCGGATTTCAATCTTTCAGAAAAGGTTTCTGATCCTGCTTGTTGTACTGCTGCACAATGCATAATCTCATCCTCTGATGACCAGACTATTTTACGATCATGATCTAAATCTTGCGTCCATGGTTTGTCCCATGCGCGTACAGGGTTAGCATCGAGAGTTTCTTTTTGCAAAAACTCACCCTTCAACCATGCTTGGTAATCAGGTAGTGCATCCATAAGTTTTTTATATTGATTTACCTGCTCTCTGAAATGTTTATCACGAGGCAAACCAGGTTCAAAGTATGAACTAAGACCCATGACTTTCCCAGCATAATCTAATGAAGCAGACGTTTCTAACTTATCAACGTGGGGCGAGATATGATATTTACATACATGTCCTACCCATCTCATAATAGAACCAAGACCTACAAACCATCTGGGTGAAGTGTAATCAACTAACTCACCATCTCGGAAAACACTTTCTGAATAATAACGACCATCCCCTATGCCGTCCCATGTGAGCACAACACAATTATTATATGGAGAGCAATGATACGCAGAAAGAGCATGACACATGTGATGAGGAAGGATCTTTGAGTTTACGTTATCAAAAGATCCTGTCTTACCTATTCTGCTCAGATATGTTATAACACCACGCGCAGCATCAGAAGGTTCGAGGGTTGTATTATCAACTCCATGTGTTCTTTTATATACCAGATGTGAAGGTATATTCCAACCACAAACATCAACAAGGTTGTTGAGGATACTGTCCATCGTGCGTTGAGCATCTTTAGAGTAGCGAGTAAAGAAAGCATGCTTTTCATCAATCAACTTATCTAACTCGGCATGTTTCGATTCACCGGTTAGATAGTTGAATTGATTTATACTTGAATCATGTCCATCTGTGATACTCCAAATGATTGGATCAATCTTCTTCATCCCATTCCTCGTTCATGTCATCGCCGCACATCGGACAAAACACAGGCATCTCATCACAATCATGTACAGTCAATGACATACTTATGTCGCATGCTGGGCAGTG